CACACACTCTACAACGCAGCTGTTACCGCCGCCGACCACCCGGAGATGGCGCTCTCCTTGGCTCATGCTGCCCGGTCTCAATCAACTGAGTGTCTACGAGGTGTTCTACAACACGCTCGTGTCACCGATACTTTCAAGATGAGACTTGGCTCAGCCGTCTGCACACCCACGTTCGGGTGCCAGAGACTCATCTCGATGCGACATATCACACAGGTCGTGCCGAGACAGTGCGTTTGCAATACCGCAATCTCCCTCACTCACAGGGTAGGCAAACACACACCAATGCATGACCGACTTGATGAGGTTTCGGCGCATTGGGAGCAGGCATCCAGTGTTGCGCAACATACAGCACGCAAAATCGGGTTTGGTGAACGCTTACGCTTCTATGACTGGCTCAATCGCTGTGTCGGCCAAAAGAAAAAAGTGTTCGCAGACCTGCATCGTGAGCGACCTGCCATGAAGCACAGCACAAAAGCCAAGGTGTTCATCAAATCGGAGAAGTATCCGAGGCACCTTGAAGGTAATAAGATTAGTCCACCCCGGATCATCAGTGGTTGTCCACCTGAACTGACATACCACACGGGGCCACATCTTGTTGCAGCGGCAAAGAGGGCGGCCGCAGGTCTTCAGCGACCTGATGGGCTAGGGGGCGGGGGTCGGATCTTTTATACATGCGGCATGAACGCCGATGATATTGGAGACACCCTCGCAGCAGCAGAGAACTACGTGCACGTTGAGGCAGGCGACCAACTCGTCTACCTCGAGGATGATCAGAGTAAATTTGATCTCCACATTGGCAAGAGTGCAATGAAGACACTTGCCTACATGTATGAGTACATCTTGCCCAGAAAGATACGGCGCTTGTTAGAGCGCGGGAGATCACTGGGTGGGCTGCGAAACGGAACGCGTTTTAGCGTTGACTACACCATGCAGTCTGGATGGCCTGACACCTCGTTTGGTGACACCATTCTAAATGCCGTCATGAAGACCTACATTCATGGTCTTGGCGGAAACTGGTGTTCTATCATCTGTGGCGATGATAGTGTCACTGTTACAACGCGCAAGGAACTCGAGAGGCTTGGAGGCGTCAATGGCATTGTCGCTGCATACGCCAAGTTCGGCATGGAGGTGGAGGCAGTCGTGCGAACAAATGTGCTCAATGTCGAGTACTGTTCTGCGCGGTTCCTCCCTCAATTCGGATCATACAAACTCGTCCCAAAGACCGGAAAGCTGCTTGCACGCAGCTTCTGGAGCACCACTGAGTATAATGATAAGAACCTCCGAGCCTGGGCTAATGGAGTATGTGAGTCGCTTGATTTGATTGGGGCAACAGACCCAATCATTGCTGCAGTGTCTTCCCATGTTCGAAAACAAACCAACACCAAGAAGGTTTTGTACGATGGGAGCCTGCGCAACCCCTACTCGGTCTGTTACACAAAGTCCAACCGTCCAGTCGATTACGTGAG